GTTGAGCTTGAAGTGCCCGCGGACAAACGCGAGGGCGTGAAGATAGGGGTCCTCGGTATAGACCCAGGTGCGCCAGTCATCGCGCCGTTGAGCGCCCGATCCGCCGGGATAGGTGGAGTCCGCGCGCGGGTCCCAGAGCTTCATGCCATGCAGCGTCCAGAGCGGGGCGGGAACACCGCCCTCGTAGCTGGCGCGCTTGGAGTTGTTCTTCATCGTCCAGAAGGCCTGGGCGACGCCGGGGAGGGTATGCGAGGAGGTCCATTCCGTCATGGACGGGGAGCCGTCCGCGACGCCCGTGGGCGGGCTCAACCAGGCATCGGTCGGCAGGCCCAGCCGATAGGTCTGCCACATCTTGTCCTTGTAGGGCTCGACCGCCGCCGCGAGGCCCTGGGCACCCGGGAAGGTGACTGCGACCTTGTTCGCCGTGAACGCCTCAACCGACTGGATCGGGCCGAGCGACAGGGCCACGGCGAACGAGAGATAGAGGTTATCCTTGCCCCAGACGTTGGCGTGAAGCTGCCGGCCGGCAACGCCGAAGCGGCCCATCACCCCGGAGATCGGAGCGGCGGGGTCGGCCTTGAACTGGAGCGGCGATCCGCCCGCCCCGATCCGGGGAACCATCAGGGCCGACGCGGCGGCACCAAGCGCGAGCGCGCTTGCCGCGCCAACGATTACGCCGGCCTGAACCCAGCTCAAGCCGGTCGTGACCGCGACGAAATAGGAGGCCCCCATTCCGATAGCGGTCGCGGTGCCGGCAACCCAAGTCACCGCCGATGCCGCCGCCGCCAAGACCATAGGCATCAGATGGCTCTCCAGGCGTGTGAGTATTCGAGCGGCTGGATGATCGCGCAGGTCCCGTCCGCCCCGCCCCAGAACGCGAGCGCGCGGCCGTTTCCGACCGCTACGGCCAGGGCCACGGCCCCGCTTTCGTCCGCCGGGAGCGCCATGATATCGCCCGCCAGGCACATCGCCGGGGCGATCCTGGGGAGGCCAATTGCATCGACGGCGCTTGAGATGCTGTCGTGCCCGAGGGATTTCAGAACCCGGGCCGCGCCTCGGGGCGAACCGTAGCTGCCGGCCTTCAAGAGCGAGACCTTCACGCCCAGCTGCTTCAAGCAGAACACGGCCATTCGGGCGCAGTCGTCTTTCCCGTAGGAGAGCGGCTTGCCGAGGAAGCGGTCAACGGTGGCCTGTGCCGCCTGTTGCCGGCGGATCATCGGGTTCATCAGAACGACACTCCGAATCCGCCGTCGATGCTCCTGCCCCCGCCGCCGCCGACAAACCCGCCGCCGACCGCCGTGCCGCCCGTGTTGGTCCGGCCCCCGATTACATCGGAGACGACCGCCGGGCGGGCCGCGTCATATCCCCAGGGCAGGTCACGCTGGACGGCGATGACGAACGAGGCCCCGAGGGCGCCCGGATAGACGGACTGGATGAAGGCGTTGTTCAGGCGCTGGGCCTCGTTGTCGTCGAAAAGCCGCTCCCAAGCCGAGCCGACGTTGAAGCTGATCCGGGTGCTGTTGCGCCCGACCTCCGCGTCCGCCGTGTCGATCTCGCCGAGGAAGAGCAGTTCGGGCTGGCCGATCAGCGCCCCGGTCACGGGATTGACGGCGCCGAACCAGATGCGGACGCGGGAGCCTTGGTTCACCGGGTTGGTGATGCTGGCGAAGGCCGACAAGCTCTCGGGCAGGACGCTGATCCGCACCATCGGCGCTTCGGTCCCGACCTCCTCGTTCATGCTCTCGATCACGTCGAGGGTGCCGTAGAGCGAGTGCTTCCCGAGATACGTCTCGCCGTTGAAGACGACCTCGCCCGCCCCGTCGATCAGCCGCACGTCCCCGGCCGGCAGTTCAATCTTGAGAAGCAGACAGACAAGCGGGGCGGCACCTTGAAGCGCCGTGTTCAGCGAGGCATCGAGCGCCATCGGCTATTCCCGCTCGGTGATCGTGAAGGAGAGGCCGACGAACATCCCGCGATCCAGAGTCCAGGAGGTTTCGTCGCCAGAGAGGAAGCCCTCGATCTTCGGCGCGGTGAAGTTGACGGCCGAGTTATCGTCCGGAGACCGGCGGATCATCGGATTGATCGCGAGGTCAGCCATCACGTCGGCGGACGCCATTTTCTCGGTCGCGACCTGATAGAGATAGAGCTGGCCGGAGACCGTGAGATTGAACCACTGGCCGACCGTGGCGACGTAGGACGGTGCAAAGCCGTCCAGATCGAGCAGGGAGCCCAGCTGGCTCGCCCCGTTGACCAGCGGCGATCCTGGCACCCCGACGACAAACTCGGGCTGTGGCAGCTCGAAAACGACCGTATCGGCCTCGGCGGAGGTCAGGGCGGCGACATAGGCCATCGCCTCGGTGTAGGGCATGGGCTGCATTTCGATATCAGCGGCCCAGCGCGAGCCCAGCCGCCGAACCCGCGTCTCGGGCCCGTTGAACGTCGGCCGCAGGTTGCGGCGGTGGCTTACAAGCCGGGTCGTGATCGAAACCGGCACGGCCGTGGTCGGGAGCGTTATCGGCATCAGACGAACCTTTGACGGCTGCGGCGCTGGGCGCTGGCCGCGTCGGATCGCGTCGCGCCATAGGCACCGGCCGCGGCCTGGGCCGCCATCGGGGCGGAGACGCGCGCGGCGGTCCCCTCGACGTAGGCATTGAGGCCGTCGCGGTCGGCGGTGATCCGCACGTCAACGCTTTGCGCGAGGGACTGGATAAACGCTTGGCCGCTCGCCCGCGTCGACATGGCCTGATCGCGGGCCGTCGCCGTCGCGCTTTGTTGGCTCGCGCTTTCGGCCGACCGCGACGATCCCCCGCCGCCGCGGAGGCCGAAGCTGGCGAGGAGGGCGACCATGCTCGCGACGACCGGGAAGGCGAACGGCCCGAGCATGGCGAAAATCCTGGCCGCCCCTTCGGCTGCCGCCGCCGCGCCCCGGGTCATGCTGTTGCCGACCGACGAAGTTGTCTGCTGGGTGTCCAGCATCATCGACTGAATCGCCATCGCGAACTGGAACAGCCGATAGCCCTGCTCGGCCGCGTGAAGCACCTTGTAGCCGTCCGAGCCTTCCTTGAAGAAGCCCTTGGCCGCGTTCGTCAGGTCGCCATAGTTCTGGATTTGGGCCATCGCCCGTTCGCGGTCGGCCTGGGCTCCGTTGAGCCGGAACTCGCTCTCCGCGAGATTGATTTCCGCCAACCGGGACTGATAGCCCGTCATTACCGTCAGCAGGTCGCCCATTGCCCGGCCGGTCTCCCCGAAGGCGTCGGCCATGCCCCGGGCGGCGTCCTGGGCCAGCCCGTCGATCAGCTTCAGTTCGTCGGCGAGGACTTGAAGCGGGGGCAGCATCTGGACGACGGCGTTAAGCTCGTTGAGGCTGATGTTCTCCGTCCGCATCATCACCTCGCGCTCAACCGGCGTCCGGGTCCGGCGGCTTCGCGGGTCTGCCGCCTCGCCCGCTTCGCGCATGATCCGTCGTTCGGCGGCCGACGTGATGCTGGCCTCGAGGGCGCCCAACTGCCTGTCAACGAGCGCCCCGCCCTCGGCCATGCCTGCCGCCATTTCTTCGGCAAGCCGAACGCCGGCCCGGCGCGCTGCCCCCGCGTTCTGGTTGCTGATCTCGCCCAGATTGACGGCGCTGATCGGCGAAAGGCCGTTTGCCAGGCTGAACGCCGGGTTGACCTTGGCCAGCTCCTTCGCTGCCATGATCACGACATTGATGCCCTCGCGGGCCTTGTTGAGCATATTCTCAATCGCGCGGATCGCCGCGTTCGCCGCAGAGATAGCGAGGTCACCGATCACGGCGGGCAGGTCGCCCCAGATCGCGGTGATGCCCCGATACGCGCCGATGAACGCGCCGACCATGAACTTGACCCCGTCCAGGACAAACCGCGTGGCCCGATCCATCGTCTCGGAGAACCAGTCGCCGATCTTCGTCACGGTCGGCCCGATCTGGTCCCAGATCACGTCCTGCAAATAGCGGAGCGAGCCGACGACGACGTCGCCCATCGTGACGCCCTTGTTCTGGACGTTTTCCAGCTGGTCGGCCGTCAGCCCCAGGCCTTCGGTTAGGTCCCCGGCCTCCTTGTTCATCGCCCGGGTGGCGAGCGCCAAGGTGCCGCCGATAACGGCCGCAGCCGCCGCCGCCGCCGCGATGAACGGGAGCAATGGGGCCATTGCGGTCCAGATCGCCGCGCCAGCTTGGAGCATGACCGCCTTGACGCTCGTCCCCGTCCGCTGCGCCGCCATCTGGAACGTGTCCAGGATTTGCGGCCCCTGCTGAATCGCGATCATCAGCGGGTTCATTCCCATCGCCGCGGTCACACCAATGTCGGTGAACTGGCGGGACAGGTTGAGGCCTTCGGTCGCGGTGAGCCCCATCGCGCCCCGGGCGCTGGAGAGAACGGCTGTTTGCTGACGCAAGGCGACGTTCATGGTCCCCGTCGCGCCATCGGCTTGCCTTGCGGCCATGGCCAGCTTCTCGGTCGCGTTCTCGGCCCGGCCGGCCGCGCCCGCCAGACCGTCGAGGCGGTCTTCGGCAAGCTCGGCCTGATCCGAAGTGATGCGAAGTCCAAGGGTGGCCAGATCGGTCAGGGCGGCCTCCTATGGGTTGGCGGGCTTGTGCCTCGCGGCCTGCCCTCGGATCATCGAGAGCACGCCCTTCCCGTCCCTTGCGGAGACGGTGTTCGACGTCGGTGCGGGGTTGAGAATCGGCAGGACGGCGCGGTCGAGCCGATTGATCAGCCGCACGTCCCAGGCCGAGAGATCGGTCAGGGTCAGGCGGCGGTAGGCCTCGATCTCGAGGTAGCTGATCGGGTTGGCCGCCATGCCCGATTGACGGGTCGCGGCGAGATCGACAAAGGCGGTCCAGACCGGCGCGAGCGGGTCGGGGAAGTCCGGCAGGACCGCAGCGTTACGATAGACGGCCTCGGCGAAGGCGATCAGGTCGTCGGCGAGGCCTTCATAAAATGGGCGCGGTCGGCGATGAACGCCCGGGCCTGATCGGCAATCCACGGGAACCGGCGATAGAGCGCCTTCGCGTTCTCCTCGGTGCAGTCCAGATCCTTGCCATCGACCTTGATGCCGGACCAGCCGGCCGTGGCCTTGGCGAGATAGTCCAGCTCGTTGGCCTTCGCGCCCTCCGCCGTGACCTTGAGCTGGCCCTGCTTGAGATAGGCGTTGGTCTGGGCGTTGGAGAGGCGGACGAGGGCGTTGGAGTCGGCCCCGAGAAGCGAAAGGCTGACCGGGGTCTCGTCGTCTTGAAGCACCGGGGCACCGTTCGGGCCGCGAAGCTCCATCACCGCGCCCTGGTTGGCAAGGTCGGCGGTGTCGAGGTTGGAGAGGTCCATGTTGTGTCCTGTCAAAAGGACGCCGGGGCGCGACCCGCGGCGCTAGAGTTTGGGGGAAAGGTTGTTCTGGTCAGGCGGTCTTAGGAGCCGCCGGAGACCACGACCGAGGCCACTTCATGCTCGGCGGTGTCGATCGCGCAGACGAAAACCCGCTTGGAGACGCCATCGGCACCGCGGGCGGCCTTGGCCGAGAGAACTCGGACGCCGAAATATACGGCGGTGTCGGTGTCGTTGGAGTCCGCGCCGTCCGCGGCCACGATCTTCATGGGGTAGAGGCGGCGGGTGGCGGCGGCGGCGATCATGGCGATCTGGCCGGCGTCGAGCGGGTCGTCGGCGCAGGTCAGGGTGATGTTGCCCGGGTTGGACGCGCCCTTGAGCTGGCGGGTCAGGCCGGAGGCGAGCGGCGTGAAGCTGACGACGGCACCTTCCGGGCCATGGTCGGAGAAGGTCTCCAGCTGCCCGATGGCGGTGTAGGACAGGGAGACGTAGGCCGAGGCCGTGCGGTTGGTCTCGGTGACAGCAGCCGCAATGGAGGCGGTCGTGCCAATACCTTGGTGGATGGCCATGGGGATGGCTCCTTTCAGTCAGGATGAATGAAGCCGGAGCCCATCTCGGCGGCGGGGCGAGGCCGTGGGGCCTAGACGGCGGTCCACGGAATAGTGACGGGGACTCGAACGTCCGAGGCTTCGATCAGCGGAGATGAGGCGTAAGGCTGGCCAGAGACGCGGACGCCATCGGCCAGAGCGAGCCCCTTGGGGAAGTGCGCCATGACCGACGCCGCGTGACGCCCCGGGCCGAGGATGCCCTTGTTCTTGGGCCAGACCACGGTGACTTGGAGAAGGCCCTGGTCCATGCGGCCGGACGCCAGCCCCTCCCACGCGGGGCGGTTGGAAAAGAACGCGACCTCAAGATATTTCCCGTCTGCCGGCGGCGTAAACGTCGCGGCGGATTCGGGATAGGCGATCGGGAGGGTGGGCGATCCGGTCGAGATCGTGGCGCACCGGGCGAAGAGGGCCGAGGCAATTTCCGCCGGTTCCGCCATGCTCTACCCT